AGTATGACCATTTAGCGTACCTGTTACTTCGACGCCATCTGCTGTAGTTTCAAACTTTTTGATGTCATTGTGATAAAGTTCTGTTGCTCCATTGGCAATACCTTTTACCATAATTTTTGTACTACTGTCAGTAGAAAGTATTACATTGTTGTCACTTTGAAGATAAAGGCTTCCAGTTCCTGTTTCCCGTATTATTGAATGGTTGTTGTTGTGGAATATTGATAAATCCTGAGAGGCACCAAACTGTGCTTTAGTGTTACCACTAAAAGTAATATTGTTGCCGTTGGTATCTAACGCTCCACCTAGTTGTGGTGTTGTATCTTCTACAACATTGGATAATCCACTTGATCCTTCTATTACAGTTACCCTAGTGTCTAAGTCAGTGAAGTTACCATCTAGTTCTGCATGTGTAAGTTCACTGCCTTTGTCTAATCTTTTTACTATCGTCATTCTATTCTCCCTAAGACGCTACATAACCTTTTGCAACATAACCTGAACTGGCATATCCACCAGTTTTTAGATTGTTGTCAGGGCGGGCAGGTATAACGCCACTCATTGGTTGTAGTTCTTTGTTTTCTCTATCATTAACTACAGTCGTTTTATCATTGAATATATAGTCACTTGCATTGTATGTTTTATCACTCCATGTTTGGTCAGTAATATTATCATACAATCTATGCCATCTACTACCTCTTCTAGCAAACAATCTATTTGGCTCAAAATCTACCCTAATGAAATATTCACCTTCTGCAGGATTGCTTGGAAATTGATCACCGCTGTTAATGGTTTCGCCGTGATTGTAACTATTTTGTCGATTTACAATTCCTCCACTGGTAGGATAATCATAACCAAACAAATGTTCAGTCATTGCTATACCAGTTGGATCCTCTACATCAGCGGCTTCAACAATAGCATCGCTGATATTAAATTCTGTTTTGTATGTACTGAGATCAGCTTTGAGACTTTCTGAATCACTTCCATCTCCAAGTATATCGTAGTATTCCTGGCTGTCTGTTAGTGGGCTTAGTTTAACACGCCAAATGTGTGGGTACCAAGTTTGACTGAAGCCTTCTGCACCTCTGTTTGCATCATTAACAACATAATATTTGTTAATTGCTTTTTTATCTGCACTTAGTAAAAGTGCATCTCGGAGATGTGGAAGTTCTAGTACATCACCAGGCATTAAACGTCTACCCATTATTTCAACCATTTCGTTCATATGAAAATTCATATACAACATATCGTTGCTTAGAAATAATCCAAACTGTGTTAGGTCAAAATCTGTATCTTGTACATTGTAAACACCACGCAATTCAAAAATGTCTTTGTCGTATTTTCTATCTCTGTTTTCCATAAAAAGTAAATCTTGTACTTTGGTTTCGTTTATAATGCCTTCAACATTTATAAACTCACCACTTAGTGGATCTACTTCTCTGCCATCAATATAATTGGGCTGACTAGGATCATTTTTATCTGCTGTAACAGCAGGTCCTAGGTATTTGTGTACATGTACACCTGTTCCGCCAATACTAAACTGTTCACGGATATTACGATCCATGTAGTGATAATCGTTAGTTTTGGTCGGTTTGTATAAGCTCAATCTTGGCATACAGTTATTTATCGATATCTTAGGACTTGACAAATATGTCAAAGATGCTAAATTAATGTGTAAAGGCACATACAGAGAGGCGAAAATTATGGCTAGAGTCAATAAAATTACAGGTCGGGCGGTCAAAAAGAAAACGCCACTGAAGCGAATTAGCAAACGTGGACTACAAGCGCCTAGTTTTGAAAACTGGGAAAATTTATCTGGTGATAAATTCCATAGACTAAAACGCAATGTAAATGATTTCTGGTATATGAACTACAAGCATACTGAAAATATTGAACACATGTTTACTTGGATGAAACAAAACGAGTATAGTAAGTCAGATATTTCAAATGCAAAAAAAGCGGCAAAACATGAAGGACTAGTAGGTATCTACTGTCGTATGTTGTTAGATGGTTGTCCTGATTATAATCCTAAGGAACAGGAATATTGGCAAGCATGTGCAGGCACAAGTGGCGATATTGCTCCTATGACAGATTATATTAAGCCTAAGATTACTGAACTTGTAGAAGCTGGTAAACTTATTGTTGAAGAGAAAAAAGCTACAACTAAAAATGTATATGTGCCTAGTATACAAGAACGTCTACAAGAAGCGGCTGAAGAAAAAACAGGTGAACTAGACGAATGGATTGACAACTGGATGCGTGATCCCAAAAAGAATCCGTTAAAAGATGTACACCCAATTAAACTGTTTAAGAAAAATCAAATCAATCTTGGACATTTACGTTTTGTAACAAACTGGTACAGTGGTAGTTATGAAGAACTACAAGAGCTTAATAATCTGCCTCCTGCTAAAAAACGTGATGATATGCAAGAGCAACTTGCTGAAGGTTACAGTACATATAGCAAAGCTCAAATAAAAGAACTTACAGACTTTTACAAGCGACTATATGATGCTATTGAAATTATGAAAGCTGAACAAAAACAAAATCGTGCAGTTCGTAAACCTAAAGTTAAAAGTGCTCAAGAGCTTGTTAAAAAGCTCAAGTTTAAGCCTAGTGATGGAGACTTTGGTATTGCTAGTATTAATCCAAGTGAGATTATTGATGCAACTGCGGTAGTAGTATTCAATACAAAGAACCGTAAGATAGGCGTTTATTACGCAGAAGACCATGCACAGTTTAAAGTTAAAGGAACTACACTGCAACACTTTAGCGAAACTCGTAGTGTGCAAAAGACAGTTCGCAAACCTAGTGAAGTGTTGCCTAGCTGGAAAAAGGTTACCAAACACAAACTAAAAGCACAGTTTGGATATCTCAAAACAACTGAAACTAAAATGAATGGTAGATTTAATTCAGACACTATCATTCTCAAAGCCTTCAAATAAATAGTTGTATGAAAGTTTATGAGATAGTCGAAGCACGGGTAGAGCCTGACAAAAAGTTTATGAGTCAGGTTGAACAGATTCTTGACGACAGTATCGAAGAGTATCAAGACTACTTAGACGATAGCAATGACGTTGACGATATAGACGAACTAGAAGAAATACTTAACTCAAACAATCAAAACAATTTACCTATAGAGTTTTTTGCCGTTGACCAAGAACGTGAAGATCCAAACGAATGGATCAGTGCAGAAGCTGGCATAGACAAAGATGGTAAATTTATGCAAGTGTATTTGTTTACAAAGAATCTTGCAGGCAAGTATGGTCCAAAAACTTTCAAACAAATTGTAATGCGTATGCTTGCACACGAAACTATTCATTGGAATCAGTATACTAAGATTGGCTTGGATAGAGTTAACAAAATGAAAAGTGGTCACCAAAAAGGTACCGAACTAGCAAATAAAACCGGAGACCCTAAAGATTGGATGCGTGAATATTTGCGTGATCCACATGAACTTATGGCATACGGCAGTGACCTTGCTAGCGAAATAAAAGATACTGATAATCCAGAACAAGTGTTACGAAACCCAGAAGCATATAAAAATGATTTGCCTAGTTATGCTAGATACAGAACTGTTTTCGAACCAAACAGTAAAGAAATTAAACAACTGCTCAAGTACACTGCGGATTACTATAACGGATAAATATTAGTATGGCACTTAGAGATCAATTAACAAAAGAGATAGAACTTAGACTTGGTGGACAAATGGTTGACGTTGAACTTGACCCTGAACACTATGAATTATCTATGGATAAAAGTTTTGAAAAGTATAGACAACGTAGCGAGAATGCAGTCGAAGAAGCATTTGTTGCACTTAACTTACTTGTGGATCAGGCGGAATATACATTAGATAATGAAGTTATCGAAGTTAAGGATGTTTATAGACGTAGTAGTGGAACACTTAGCAGTGCTAGTAGTGGTGACATTGAACCATTTGAAACTGCATACCTAAACAACTTTTTGTTATACAGTGGTAGAGCAGGAGGCTTAGGCATTTATGATGCACTAGCACAACACAGAGAACATTTATCTAAGATGTTTGGTGGAGAATATACATTCACTTGGAATACAGTAACCAAAAAGTTATTGCTTCATAGAAAGATTAAAGCACCAGATACAGTTTTTATTCATGTATACAAACAACGCAATGACGAAGAACTATTAACTGATCCATATAGCAGTCCGTGGATCAAAGAGTATGCACTTGCCCATGCAAAACTTATGTTAGCAGAAGCACGTGGTAAGTTCAATACTATTGCAGGACCACAAGGTGGTACTAGTTTAAATGCAGATGCATTGCGTAACGATGCTCTTACTGCTATGGATAAACTAGAAGATGATCTCAAATACTTTGCTGATGGTCAAGCTGGACTTGGCGTTATTATCGGTTGACTTTTCTTAAAATTTACGCTAAACTGTAAAAAATAACAATTTACGGAGTAGCGTATGATAATTGGTATATGCGGTTTAATCGGCAGTGGTAAAGGAACCGTTGCCGATATTTTAGTGGAAAATCATAACTTCCAAAAACTTAGTTTTGCTGACAAACTCAAAGATGGTGTTGCCAGTGTGTTTGACTGGGATAGAGATATGTTGGAAGGCGATACTGATAGAAGTCGTATATGGCGAGAAAAAGCAGATGAATTTTGGACAAACGAAGCAGGTAAAGAAATTACCCCTCGCCTTGTGCTTCAGTTGTTTGGTACTGATTGTATGCGTAACGGATTTTTTGACGGTATTTGGGTAAGTTTAGTAAAAAAACAAATACTCGAGAATCCAGACACAAATTGGGTAATACCTGATGTTCGCTTCCCCAATGAAATGCGTATGATTGATAATATACAAGGTCAAGTATGGCAAGTACGCCGAGGCGAATTACCAACTTGGTTCTACTCTTATAGAGATGAAGGCATAAAACCTGAAGGTGTACACCCAAGTGAATGGGCATGGATTGAAAGTAATAGTAGTTTTGATCAAATTGTATGCAATGAATCAAGTTTAGAAGAATTACAAAAAAAGATTGAAAAAATCGTATAAAAAAGGTTGACAGTATGACATCTTGGTGCTATAGTGTATGTATAGTTAGAAACAAGGAGTTGATAGATGTTTAGAATCCCTAGCTTTTATGAGATGAATGTGACCTTTGATGATGCATGTCGTACAATTAAAAACTTTGGTAACGGTGACATGCTTGAAGGTATGGAAGCAATGAATCGTGCTTGGGAAGAACATTGTAAGTCCGATGCTGAAGATGATGATGTTTTCTTTGAGCATTTTGAATATGAAGTGAATGCTTTTAACAAAGTGTTCTCAAAAATGAAACCCTTATTTGTTTAAACCCTCAACCAAGAGGAGTCGGAGAAGATGGATTAGCATAACGTAACACCGCAAAAAGCACGAGTAGGTTCTCCCTTAAGAATTGAAAGTTATGGTGAAGCAAGGAGTTAAGGGGCTGGCTAGCTAAAAGTCCGGACTAGTCAGACTGACAGTGAAGCGACCACACTAAAAGCCCGGCACTTTTTTTAAACAAGGAGAACAAAATGGCATACACTTATCTACCAGTTGAAGTAAAATCAATTTCAAAAGCTGAATTTGAAGGTGTAAAAAATGCCTATGTCGAAGCTGAAAAAAATAAGCAAGAATGGATAATGCAAGCCTTGCAAAAAGTATTCGATGATGTTAAACTTGGTATAGTTAAGGTCTCTGCATAATGGGCGGAGATTTTGACCTTGCATGGGAAGTTTTAAAACCTCTCATTATTGGTGGCGTCACTGTTGGTGTGTTTCTAGCAGTAGTATTTGGCGCAATAAAAATTGGATGGAAGTATGCACCTTGGATAGTTGTTGGTGCATTGTTAATATGGTTTTTTGGATAGGAGTAAGTTATGATTACACCCGAAACACTTGAAGTTGGTAAAGGATATGAATGCACCTTTACAGTAAAAAATATTCCACTGGATACATTTGGTCGTCCGGGAGGTATGTACAGTTTAGCAGACATACCAGTTGAGAAAATTGGAGATTATACAAGCACTGGAGCCATTGTTGCTCGTGACTTGAACACCAAACTTATGGAAGTTGAAGATTCCAAAGTAGATGGTAAACCAAAAACTTATGTTGTAAAATTTGCAGATGTGGAGAATATAAATGAAGTATGATGATAGACATGGCGGTCCATATGACCGAGGTGGGGCAGACAGCTACTACCGAAGAGGTTTCCAACCACACTATTATACAGGCGCTAGTATGCAGAGCGATTGTATCCCAATGGAAATGATGACACCAGCTGAGATCACTGCATATACCAAAGGGTATAATGACAATGAAGATGCTGGAGATTTTAAAGATTGGGGATAAAAAAGGTTGACAACGAATTTATGTGGTGCTATACTGCATGAATAACTTAGGGAAACACCTTAAGTTGATTTTAAAAAACTGGAGGCAATAATGGCTTTTACTACAATTAAAACTAACCAGAAGACTTTCCTAGAAACTTATCTACGAGGTACTGGTAAAACTTTGACTGCGAAAGACGCAAATGCAAGGTTTGGCATTCAGCAACTTCCTGCTAGAATGAGCGAAATGAAATCAGCTGGACTTAACGTCAAGACTGATATTGCTACAACAGGCGCAACACGATATAGCATTACTGCTCGTGATGTAAATGGTAGCAGAGCAAAGATGTTTGCTTAATAACCAAATATCCCCCCTCAAAATAGGACCTTCGGGTCCTATTTTTTTTGACTAATTCATTAACTACTAGGTTAACTCTCATAACCACCCTGATATATAGTGGTCCAGGTAAATACTACTAGAAGCAAATACTTTTATAAGGAGAAAGACATGGCAGTATTAGTATCCCCTGGTGTAAATGTATCAGTAGTAGATGAAAGTGCATACGGTGCTCCGGGCGCCGGTACAGTACCACTACTAATGGTTGCAACACGTCAGGACAAAACAGATCCTACAGGAAGTGAAGCTGACGGAATTGCAAAGTTCACCAAAAGTGCTCAAGCTGGCAAAGTTGTTAAAGTAACAAGTCAGAGAGAATTAACACAATTTTTTGGTAACCCAACATTTACCACAAGCGGATCTAGTGTAGTACAAGGTAGTGAGACCAGTGAATATGGTCTTATGGCGGCATATAGTTATCTTGGACAAGGTAGCCAAGCATTTGTCGTTAGAGCAGACTTAAATTTAGGTCAATTAGAAGCAAGTACAACCGCACCAGTTGCGAGTTATAGTACAGCAAATACATTATGGTTAGATACAGATGCTAGTAAATTTGGTATCCATCAATACGATAATGCTTCTAGTAAGTGGGTTAACAAAATTCCAGCAGTTGAAGTTAACGTAGATGACGGTACAGACGTTGTAGGTGATGTACATACACCAGCTACAGCCGCAAGTGCCACAACAAACGGAACATTCCTAGTTGTAGTACATGTTGATAATGAAGTATCAACAAGTCCAGCAAGACAAATGAGTATTGAATACTTTTATGGTGTAGGTGGCGCATGGGAAATACTAGACAGTGATGCCGCACTAAGTGGTGGTGAAGCTGTAACATATGACGAACATTATAGTGCTCCAGCAGGTCCTGCTAATAACGATATTTGGGTTAAGACCACAAGACCAGGTAATGGTTTGAATCTAGCATTAAGTTTACATGACGGTACTTCATTTGTAGGTGCAACAGTACAAGGTATTAGTACTACTCAAGCAGATGGTGCTGGCGCTATTACAGACTTTGTTCCACAAGATGGATCAAGTGTAACTGCATTAGCAACTGGTACAGCCGTAGTAGGTCAATACTTGTTAGACCAACAAGCAAATACCAAAGCTACTATTATTCTTAGAGAAATTATCACAGGCGGTATAGTTGGCGATTTAAGTGCAACTACAGTGTTA